CGCTGATCGAGGACAAGCGGGCGGTCGCGCATGCGGCGGTCAGCGGCGGCGAGGTGGTCGCCCAGACCGACGTCGTGGCCTGGTTCGAGCGCTTGGCGGCGCGCAAGACCGCCGATTGACAAACGCGATTGATTGTTGTAATGGCGAGCATGGATCGCGGCAGCAGATTGCCGCATTGCACACGCGAACCTGGGTTCGCGTCGAGGAGAACGACATGGCGAAGGAAGAGAAATCGGGCGCGACGATGAAGCACAAACCGTTCATGGACATCCGCTTCATGCGGGTGCGCATCCAGGGGGACGATCCGCTGATCGTCCATGCCTGGTCGAAGAAGGCGGTCATGGAGCTGTTGGGCAAGGAGATGAAGGTGCCCAAGGGGGGACGGCCGGAGCGAGATCCAGAGGGCGATGTGGCGGATGCCAAGTACTACGACCGCAACGGGAACGAGGCCATCCTGGCCACGGCGGTCAAGAAGGCGATGATTTCGGCGATCAGTTCCGTGAGCGACATGAAGAAGACGCACATGAGTCAGGCGTTTTTCGTCTGGGGCACGGAGGACAAGGAGCGCGCGGCGATCCTGTATCTGGACGGGAAAAATGGCCAGGAAGGGACGATGCGCGCCGATATGATCAGCGTGCGTGGCCAGCGGGGAGCGAAGTCGGCGGACATCCGCTTCCGACCGGAGTATGCGGAATGGGCGATTGACGTCGTGGTGGAGTACAACGCGCTGGGGATCTCGAAGGAGCAGATCCTAAACCTGCTCAACGTAGCTGGGTACGGCGTGGGCATCTTCGAGTGGCGTCCGGAGAAGGGCGGAACGTATGGTCGTTTCGAGGTGGTGGAGGCGGAGGATCTTCCAGGGCGTCCTCAGTGGGTGAAGGCCACTGGGTACCTGCGCAAGGGCGAGATGGACATCAAGTCGATCCTGGAGGCGCTGCGGAGCCAGAAGGCCGTAGCTGGGGCAGCGGTGATCAAGAAGGGCAAAAAAAAGGGCAAGAAGACAGACGAGACGGAGGTGGACACGGATGATGCGTCGGACAGCGAGTGAGGCGCGCACGTCCTCACGGGATCGGCGCGGGGTTCTGCCCCAGAGCCAGGCATGGCAGGATTGGAATGGCGGGTACTGGAGAGTGGAGGCGAGATCTGGCGGGTGGAGGAACGGCAGGAATGGCGGGGCTAGGTCGGTTCTGGTGTGGCGCTGCTAGGCCAGGGTTGGCAACGTGAGGCAGGCGGGGATAGGTCTGGAGGGGATAGGCGAGGTTTGGAAGGGATTGGCAGGAAGGGCAAGGTCGGCTCGGAACGGCGCGGCCGATTACGGCAGGCGAGGAGGATCATGGAGCGGTCTGGTTCGGTGAGGCTGGTTGCGCCAGGGCTGGATTGGCAAGGGCTGTCTTGGTACCGCAGGGGCCGGACTGGATCGGCTGGATAGGTGCGGCGGGGCTGCGCGGGGAAAGGCACGACGAGGCTGGGACCGGCAGGCGGGGACCGGCACGGAAAGGTAGGACGGGGACGGGACTGGCAGGCTGGGAGTGGGATGCCTTGGCTTGGAGAGGGCGGGCTGGCGAGGCCAGGTGGGCCACGGTGGGAATGGGTTGGGCCTGGATCGGCAGGTGAGGTGTGGAGCGGCAGCGTCTGGCCTGAAGCGGCATGGATCGGCAGGCATGGCGGGGCATGCCGGTGCATCGCGGGGCTGGCTAGGGCTCGGCCGGTAGGCGGAACAACGGCGCGTGGGGGGATCCCTGCCCCTCGGGGATCCCCCTACCCGCTCATCCCTTTGCTTGACAAACACCGTCTGCCCCGCCTACCCTGGAGCCTGTTGCCGTGATCTCCCCTAAAGAGATCCACTAGATGACAAAGGTTGCCTGATGACCCGCATGCCGATGCACTTGCGAGTGCAATGTCCCGCCTCCCCCGGGGAGGCCCCCCGATGAGTCGCGAGATCCCCTTCGAACGCATCAAGAAGCTGCGCTGCCACCGCGAGGTCTACGAGCGCCTGTGCGCGGGCTACCCCTGCCCCGAGGTGGCCCGCTACATCCAGGAGGACGAGGGCGAGTGCCTCGACATGGTGCGGCGGTCGCTGTCCGAGATCCTGCGCCAGTACGCCGAGCGCGAGATCGTCGGCGTGGACCTGATCGCCCCGCGCCTCCCGCACCTGGTGGTGAAGGCCCAGAAGGAGTTCGGGGACCGCATGGAGGATCTCCGGCGCCTGGAGCGGGCCTACGAGGCGTTGTTGTACCGCTTCGACCTGTCCCATGGGGAGGAGCGGCGCAACGGCAAGGTGAACCCCGACGTGGATCGGCAGGCCAAGGTCTTGATGGACTACATCTCTCGAATGCACGACATCAAGATGGACCTGGGGCTCACGGGCTCCCGCGACCTGGGCACGCTGACGGTGAGTGCGGAGCGGCTGGCGGAGATCCGGGACAAGTACGGGGCCGGGGCGGCGCAGGCGTTTGCCGATCCGGTGTCCCGCGCCAAGGTGCTGGGCCTGCTGAAGCGGGTGATGCGACTGTCGGAGCGCGAGGACGTGATCGACATCGTCGCGGAGGACGCGAACCCAGGTTCGTCTCGCGAATCCGAACTAAATTCCGACGATCCAACCCCCGTGTCCGAATATTCGCAGGCGACCCCCCGAAATTTGCTTAGCGAGGATGCCGAAGAAGATTCGGAGATCCCGTGATCGTCACCGGCAGTAGCGGCCGACGGCGGAGCGTGCGGACCCCCCGGGAGGACGTGCTGTCCGTCGAGGACGGGTTTGCGCTGTGTACGCCGGAGGAGCGGGCGCTGTTCAAGGCGCTGCTCAACGAGGAGGATCCCGAGGCGCTGTGCCTGCTGAGCCAGCGGCTGGACGAGTCGCTGTACGCGCGGCCTGTCGTGACCATGCACCAATTCATCGAAGATCCCTATTACCTGGGGGACTCCCTGACGACGTTGTACCCGGCGCTCAAGCAGGATCTGATCGACCTCTTCGCCGCACCATATAGAGAAGTCGTGCTGACTGGCTCCATCGGCGCCGGTAAGACCTTCGTGGCCTCGGTGGCGATCTGCCGCATCCTGTACGAGCTGTCCTGCCTGAAGGATCCCCAGCGGACGTTTGGCCTGTCGTCGGGGACCGAGATGGTGATCATGCTGATCTCCAAGAACCTCATCCTGGCCCGCGAGGTGATGAAGACGAGTATCGACGACAAGATCAAGTTGAGCCCGTACTTCATGGAGCACTTCGCGCCCAAGTTCTCGACCGACTACACGCTGTTCCCCAACAACATCCGCATGACCATCGGGAGCTACGGGGCCGAGCGGGCCTTGGGCGCCAACGTGTTCTCGTCCATGCTGGACGAAACTAACTTCCCGCCCAAGCGGAACGCCCAGCAGATCCACCAGACGTTCGGGCGCAAGCTGACGGCGGCCAACTTCGACATCGTGGAGAAGGTGTACCGATCCATGGTGCGGCGCATCAAGTCGCGCTTCCAGACGGCGGGCGGCGACTTCCCGGGCATGGTCATCATGGTGTCGTCGGCCGCGACCCTGGACAGCTTCACCGAGCGCAAGTTGCGGGATGCGCGCACGGACCCGACGATCTTCGTGCGGGACCACACGGCGTGGACCTCGAAGCCCGCCGACCAGTTCTGCGGGAAGAAGTTCTGGGTGCTGTGCTCCAAGTCGAGTCTGCGGTCGCGCATCCTTGACGACGACGAGCTGGACGACCTGTCGACGGCGTACTTGGAGGAGAACGAGGCGTGGCTGATCGACGTGCCGGTGGAGTACCGGGAGGACTTCGAGTCCAACATGGAGGACTCGCTGCGGGACATCGCGGGCGTGTCCACGCAGGCGATCTCGGCCTTCTTCCAGCGGATCGACGCCATCGACGCCTGCATCACCAAGCGCCCGCACCCGTTCTCGGAGGAGGTCTGGGTGGCGGGGTCGCCGGGGACGTTTGACTGGAAGGGCATGTGTCTGGAGGTCGAGCGACGGTTGCCCGGCGGGTTCACGGAGACGGCCTGGGCACCGCGCGAGGATCCGTCCACCCCGCGCTGGATTCACATCGACACCTCGGTCTCGGGGGACTCGACGGGGATCGTGATGGGGCGGATCGACCGCTGGGTCGAGGTGGTGCGCCGGGACGGCGAGGGGAACGCCTACACCGACACGGCGCCCTACTACATCATTGAGTTGATCCTGTGCGTGCGCCCCCCGGTCGGCGAGCAGATCTACATGCCGGACCTGCGGCGGATCGTGTACGAGTTGCAGGCCCACGGCTACCCCATCCACGGGTTCTCCAGCGACGCCTTCCAGTCCGTGGAAATGCACCAGCAGATTCGGCGGCACGGCATCCACACCGAGCTGATCTCGATGGATCGCAGTACGGACGCCTACGAGGAGTTGAAGTCGGCCATCTATGAGAAGCGCATCGACCTGTACGATTATGAGGTCTTGCTCCAGGAGCTGCGATCCCTGGAGTACGACCGGGTGAAGGGGAAAATTGACCATCCTCGACATTCCAGTAAAGATTGCGCGGACGCATTGGCTGGCGTGGTCTGGGGCCTGCGCCAACATGCCGCTCGCTTGCCGTGGGCGGCGGATGCTGATACACCAAGGAGGGCGGTCGGTCATGAGCATGGCTGGGTGAGCGACATGATCCCAGCGGAGGACGTGGACCTCGACGATGTGCGGGCGACCCGAGGGGCGGCCTACGCATCGGGTGTCATGCCCCCCTTCTTCATAGGAGACGACTGATTATGGGCTGGATGGACACCGTCAAGAAGTTCTTCAGCCGCGACACGACCGGGAAAGTGTCCGAGCTGGCACGCGGTTCCTCGGGCGAGTCGATCATGCCGAACATGGTGCCGCATGCGCCGGACTCCGGCATGGGTGGGGCGTACCAGCAGCTCGCCTCCATGCTCTCGGTCGACGCGGACCTCATGCTCCGCTACGCCGACTACGAAAACATGGACGACTACCCGGAGATCAGCGCGGCGCTGGACATCTACGCCGACGACGCGACGATCACGGACGCGGTGCATGGGCGGGTGATCTGGGGCACGTCGAAGGACAAGGTCGTCCGGGACATCATCAACGACCTCCTGCACCGGCGCATTCGCATCGAGGAGGACGTCTGGGCCGCGATGCGCACGCTGCCCAAGTACGGCAATCTGTTCGCCGAAGTCATCATGAATCAGACGGGGGTACTGGGCCTGAACTGGCTCCCCCCGCCGACCATGCGGCGCATCGTGGACCTGCGCGGCTCGGTGGTGGGCTTCGTACAGGATCCGTCCGGCATGTTCTCGTTCAACCTGTCGACGCGCGAGGACTTGGAGAAGCTGCGCGAGAAGCGGGACGGGAGCACGGCGA